AAACTTAGAATTATATAAAAAAATAAACTATCAAGATAATCCAGTTGAATATTGTGGTATGATTTTATCTTCATCAATAGTTTAATTAAATTATTAAGAATAAATAATTTAATTAAAAATATTTTCCTCATAAGATATAATATGAAAAATCCAATAAAAATAATACATAAATTTAAAAATAATAATAAACGTATTCAATATAAAATATATATTTTCTTAGGAGATTTACTAGATGAATCACTTATGAAAATTTTAAAACATATAAAAGATAAAGATTTACTATCAACATTTACTATATTATCTGTTAAAGAAATTAAACAATTAGAAGCTTATTATGGAGAAAAATGGTATGAATATTTTTTTACAAGTTATCATATTAATTTTCAAATTAATAATTTAAAAAATAATAACACTAACAAAAAAGCTATTGAATTAAAATTAGGTAAAGAATGGGTTATAAAATTTTTAAATGAACCTATTATAAAAAAAGTTTCATATTCATATGCAGCATCTTATTATAATTATTTATTAATGAAAAATAAAATAAAAACTTTAACAAAAAAAAATGAAATGGATTTTAGAACTTATCAAACTAATAAAATAATAGACACAATAGACGATACTACAAAACAAGACATTGACCCTAGATTACTAGACCAAAATGGAGGAAATATAATTAAACTTAATTTAAATAAACAATTTGGTGGTAAAAATGTAGTATCTTCCAAACGAAAAACTATGTTTATGGGAAAAGATTTAGATGACGAATCTGACTATGATGATATGATAGATGATATTGATGAAATAATTAAACCATCGTTAGATGATAATATACCTTTTGATATTGATGAAGAAAAAAATATCAGTAAAGTTATATCAGAAGATGAACTAGATGAAGAAATAGAAGGAGATTTTGATTTAGATGAATTAACAAAATTGTATGTATCGGCTGATATTGAATCAAATAAACAAATTAAAGAGACTTCAAAATTAATTAATGATGCTTTAAATGATAAAAAATGGGAGAAAACAACCGAAAAATTAACAAAAGATTACGATGATTCAGAAGATAATTTAAATTATGATTCTAAATTAGAAGAAATATATAAAAAAATATATATAACATCTCAATATATTTTTATGGATGATACGATAAAAACAATTAGAAGTAAAATAACAGTATCCATACCAATGAATCCTAAATTTGATGAAAAAATGAAACTATTACCAGAAGCTCAATATTTTTGGTCTGAATATACACATGAAGGAAAAATAGATCAAGTTATGTTAGGACAAAAATATATTCGTAGAAATGAATTGCTTAAAATTGATATTATACCAAATGATAATCTTAAAGTCTATGAAAAATTAAGAAATAATTTAGGATATTTAAGAGATTCTTTTGGTTATAAGATTAAAAGGGAAGATGATGAAACAAATGTTTTAGATTTTTATGAAAAATTTATTAATAACAATGAAATTTTTATGTTAGATGTTTATAATGATTTTGGTTTAAATTATAACCCAGAACCGGAAGATAAGAAAAATTTATATGAAGTTTATATTAATATATATTTTCCTGGTATAACTTATGAAAGAATGGAAAATATATTAGCTTTTTTAAATGGGAAAAATAATAAGGAAATACAATATATAGATAATGTATTCGGTTCTATTAGAAATGATATAAAATTAGAAACAGAAATTTATAAAAATGTAGAAAAAGCAAAGATGGAATTATCGGATTATGAAAAATATTTTTTTCAAAATTATATTATTCAATCAATTATACATGTAAATATTTATGATCCTAAAAATATAACTGGAACTACATCAGAAACTAAAATTAATTCTTATAGAATTTTTGATAATTTTATTGTAAATCAGGATTATCCATTTATTCAATATCAAACACAAGATACAAATATTACTTATAAATTTTATTCAAAAACAGAAAAAACAGATAATCCAGATGTTATGTCTAAATGGTTTGAAAATGCTCCTTATGGTATTTCAGTTAAAATTAGATTATCATCAGCTAGTAAAAATAATATTACTTCTGATGATAAAATTATTTCAATTAATATTCACGAATCGGGTAGAATTGAATATAAAATTACTTTTAAAGAAGCAGATGAAGCAACAATTGAAGACATTTATAAAACATATGACATTGTTAGAAATCTTTTAAAAAAAATAAACAGTGAAAATAAAAAAATTAAATTTATATTACCACCAGATGATAGATTTAAATTTGCATTCATTAATACTATTCAAAAATTTACTATTCCTGAAAAATTTAAAATTAATCATAATGATTTATCTGAATTTGCTAGATTTTTCTTTCCATATGTTTCTCTTGTTATCGAACCTAAAAAAAGAGAATCAAAAAAAGAATCAATAAAAGAAGAAACTTCAAAATATGGAACTTATTTAAGATATAAGAGAATATCTAAATACGATAATAGAACTAAAATGCATTTGAGAATTTTATATTTTTCCAGAAATTATGACTTAAATGATAGAGATTTAATAGATGAAGTTGCTAAACAATTTAATATTACCCTAGATGTAGCTGCTAAAGAATTAGATTATGTAAGAGAAAAATACATAAAAGTTATTAAAAAATCTAAAAAATTATTAAAAAATTTTAAATCATTACCAAGTTCTAAACCACCTGGTATAGATATTAGTATTCAAGGTCGTGATAGAGAAAAATATAAAATTAGAATTACTGGTGCTAGAGATAAAAATCAATTAGATGAAATTATTAGCTTTATGAAAGTATTAATTTATTTGTATTGTGAAACCTATTTATATAAAAGAAAAGAATATCAAAAATTTAAAGATATATTAAAAACATTAAATAAGATTGCAAAAAGAAGAAATAAGGTAGTTGAAATTGTTGATTATGAAACATCTATTAAAAATGTTAAAATTATTACTTCATTAGATAAGAAAAGATTAGGATATAAACCAGAAGAAGGTCAAAACCAATGGACTCGTAATTGTCAGAATAGCGGTAATGATAAAAAAAGAAGACCTGATATTATTCAGGGAGACCAAACAGATGATTTAGTTAAAGCAGGATACAAATTAAATGAAAAATCAGGATTTTATGAAAGATTAGTTGATATTAAGACAAAAGGAAAAGTAGAAAAAGTAGTAATACGAGCAATAAAATTAACAGGTGAAGGAGGTAAGCATAATTATTTTACTTGTAATCCTGATGAAAATAAAGAACACACATATGTGGGATTTTTAACAAAAGGCAATAATCCAAATGATTTATGCATGCCATGTTGTTTTAAAAAAGACCAATTAAATTCTGATAATAAATTTAAAATGTCTTATTATAAAAAATGTATTGGTGAAAAAGCACCAATAATAGATGACAATAAAATGGAAAGTTTTAGTATTGGTGATAAAATTTATATTTTACAAGAAACAAATAAAATACAAGATGGTAGATTTATTTATTTACCAAAGTACTTGGATATATTTTTTAATCAAATTTGGAAGAATGATCATAAAATTAAAAATCATTATTTATTAGAATCTAAATCTGGTTATTTCTTCAAATATACTGTTAAACATGATAAATTTAATTTTTTAGCTACAATAGCTGATATTTATCAAATTAATATAAATGAATTAAAAAATAAAATGATTGAATTTATTAAAAATGATAAAAATGAGAAATATTTTTTATTTTTAAATAATGGTGATATTAGAGAGAGTTTTTCTACACGAGAAAAATTTATAGAATTTATAGAAACATCTAATTATTTAGAATATGATATAACGGGAGAACTATTAGGTATACCTGGTTTATTATCTAAAAATGGTATTTATTATTATGTTCTTGAAAAACATACATTTTTAATTAAAAAATCATTAGAAAAAGAAAAAACAAAAGAAAAGTATTATATGAATTGTTTAAATATTGAAAATGATTATATGATTAATGAAAATAGAGACGTTATCATATTAATAAAAGAAGGAAAATATTATTTTCCAATTTATAAAGTCCAAAAAGATGAAAAGAAAGATAAAAAAATTAATTTATCTAAATTTTTTACTAAAACAGATTCGTTAATGAGTAAAATTATTTCTGAAATTAATTCATATTATGACAAAAGTTGTCAAAATAAATTATTAAATAAAGTAACTATTTCAAATGATTTATGTTGTAAAAATATATTATTAGATTTAGACAAAATAAATATTAAAGTTAAGAGATTAATTATTGATAATAGAAATAAATGTAAATATATTGAAATAGATGATCATTTTTTAATTCCAGTTAAACCATCTGGAAGTCATTTTAAATATGATTTTATATTTTTACAAGAAATTTCAAAACTAAAATCAGTAGTTGATATAATTAAAATGTTAGAAGGATTAGTAAAAAAAAGTGATGATTTAAAAAAAAAAGATTTTATTCCAAGAACAGTATTTTATGATGCACAAAAAGGTGAAACATATAAAATAGTATCTTTATTATTACATAATGATTTAATTATTCCAATAAAAAATGAATTTTTACCAGATAAAGAAATTAAAAACTTAGGTTTAACTATTCGTTTTCAACCATTAGAAGAAGATATTGATAAAGAAATTATTAAAAATGAAGTTGTTATAGATGATAGAACATATCGTGTTAAAAATAGAATATTCCATTCAGAAGGTTATAATATATATCGATTAGAATTAAGTTATTTTTTGGAAAGAAATGAAGATATCAAAGATAAAATTATAAGTATTGTAAGAAATAAAAGGATTGATAATAAAGAAAAAAAATATGAATTAAGAAAACTTTTATTTAATTTAATTGATAAAAAAATTATATCAACATTTGGATTATCTGGAGGTGGTAAAGATTTAACACTTGCTCATTATGTAAAAAATTTACCTAAATTAGATGATTATATCATTTATAATGTGAGAGATTATTGTGAAGTTAATAATACTAAAGATAAATGTTTATCAAATCATCATTGTGCATGGGAGAAAGATGATTGTAAAATATTAATTAATGATAGAATGGCAGCAGATTATGTAAATAGAATAATTGAAGAGATGATTCAAGATGGAATTAAATTTAAAGAAATACTTCAAGATAATAATTATTATGTATCTGATATTGTTGACTATACACAATTTTCAGATAGACCATACCAGAAAATTATTAAATCATCTAACTTTAATATTAATAAAATAATGAATGAAATATTTGGCAAAGATAAAGCACCTGTTATTGGAAAAAGACAATTAGTATTTAAAACAGGTCAAATTATTGAAGAAGATTATCCCGAATTAATTGAATTAGGTAAACAAATGATTCAAGAGATAGAACCAAATAAAGACTCTATAATTAAGTCATTTGTAAATTGTTTCTATTGGATTAATAATCCTTTATATGACAATAATTCTAGAAATTTGGGTTATACATCAGATATTCAAATATCATTATCTAATTTGTTTAAAGCATATATTATAGATTTTATTCAGAATAATAAAAACAATCAAAATATAAATAAATATTTAATTAATTATTTTAAAGATAATGATAATTTTTTTGAATCTACTATAAATAAATTTAGAAAATCTTCATATAATACTGATGGTAAAGTAGAACTTTTTATTTTAAGTCATTTGATAGATTTACCGATAGTTGTCTATGATAATTTTTCAAATGTTAAATATATATTTTTACAAGGCGAAATTAAGGTGACAAATGAAACTATTAAAAATTTTACAAGTGATGCAAAATTATCGAAAACAGTTTTTTTAAAGTTTGATTTTGATGGTTTTAATAAAATACCAAAAATAATAAGTTCTATATATTATAAATAAAGTTTAAAATTTTCTTATTATTATTATTTATTATTTTATAAAACTTTATAGGAC